CCCCCAGAAAGCGCGTCTGCGCAGACATCGGGGGATGGGGGTAGCCCGGCCTCGGGGGATTCCAAGGGCGCTGCAGGCAAGCCGAAGAAGCCCGAGAAGACGCTCGACTTCGGCAAGCTCAACTACCTGGTCGAGAACTTCACCCTCATCTACGGCACTGACACCGTGTGGGATGGTGACAAGCGCATCATCATGAAGATTGCCAACATGGGCCACGCGCACGGCAGCGACATGGTGCGCCTGTGGAAGGCCAGCGCCCGCCGGCGGACGGTCGACCAGAAAGACGTGGTCTTCGACCCGACCATGAAGGCCGACCCGGACACCACGGTCAACCTGTTCGACGGCCTGGCCATGGAGCCCACGCCCTGCACAGAAGCCGAGGTCATGCCCATGCTGGGCCTGATCCGCTTCCTCACCAGCCGCACCAGCGACAACGCCGACGAAGCCGACCAGATCATGCACTGGCTGCTGTGCTGGCTGGCGTATCCGCTGCAGAAGCCCGGCGCGAAGCTGCGCACCTCGGTCATCATGCACGGCGACGAGGGCGCCGGTAAGAACTTCCTGTTCGACACCATGGTGGCCATCTACGGCAAGTACGGGGCGCTGGTCGGCCAGGACGAGCTGGAAGACAAGTTCAACGACTGGCGGTCGTGCAAGCTGTTCGTGGTGGGCGACGAAGTCTCCAGCCGGGCCGAGCTGGTGCACAACAAGAACCGGCTCAAGGCGCTCATCACCTCGCCCACGGTGCAGATCAACCCCAAGAACCTGCCCCGGCGCGAGGAAGCCAACCACATCAACATCGTCTTCCTGTCCAACGAACTGCAGCCGCTGGCGCTGGACAACTCCGACCGCCGCTACCTGGTGGTCTACACCCCCCGCGCCAAAGAAGCCAGCTACTACCGGGACCTCGGCCGATGGCGCGACGAAGGCGGCGTGGCCAAGTTCCTGCACTACCTGCTGAACTACCCCATCGGAGACTTCGAACCCTACGCGCCGGCCCCGTTCACCGAGGCCAAGCGCGCCCTCATCAGCATCAACCGCAAGAGCCCGGAACAGTTCCTGGTCGAGTGGTCCGATGGCGAGCTGGATCTCCCGTTCCACAGCTGCAGCGTGGCCCAGGCCTACCGGGCCTACCTCAAGTGGTGCGTCCGAACCGGCGAGCGATATCCGTTCAAGCGCGAGCAATGGACGCCCACCCTGGTGCGCTTCAGCGAACACCTCAACCCCGACAACCCATGCCGGGTCAAGGTCATGAAGCTCGAAACGGCCGGCACCAAAAAGGCCGAACGGATGCTGCTTGTGAGAGAGCCTCAGATACCCAACGGCGTCAAGGAAGGCGACTGGGCCACAGGCGAAGTCGAAGCCTTCGAAAAGGCCCTGTCCTCCTACCTCTGGAAGGGCGAACCCCGCTCCCCTGGGGACAAGAAAGACGAAGAGGGCGACCAATGACCTGTCAGGCACACCAAAACAGTTACGCGGTTACGCCGGGGTGTAACTCCAAAGCAAAGCAACGGCGCGGGAAGTTACGCGGTTACGCGGTTACGCGCACCCCGCGTGTGTGTGCAGGCGTGCGGGCGCGTGCACATGCGCACGTGCATGTGTGCGTGCGAGTGCTCGTAACCGCGCAACCGCGTAACTCGCTAGGCGGGCTGCGGGTGTCGCGGTTACGCGCGCGCGCAACCGCGTAACTCCACCTCTCTCTTCTTCTGAAAAAAGGAAAAAGGAATGACCAGCACCCAGCCACCGCAAGCCCAGCAGGGCCACCGCTACCGCGTCACCAGCGGCCCGCACAGCGGCGCCCAGGTGCTGGCCCTGTCGTCAGGTCAAACGCCGCGCGTGGCCCCCATCCTGGCAGCCGACTGGCCCTTCCTCGGCGAACCCTTCCTTGCGCTGTCCAGCCAGCTGCAGCCGCTGCCCATGACCTACTTCCACGGCCATGTGCCGGCCATGACCTGAGTCACCACCATGCTCAAGATCAACGTCACCCACAACCTGCCCAAGGTGGTCGATTCCCTGCGAGGGCTGAACAAGGACATCCTCAGCAAGGCAACACCCCGGGCCATCACCCGAACAGCCCAGCAGGCGCGCACGGCCGTCAGTCGAGAAATCAGGGTTGAGTTCAACCTCTCGGCGGCCGAGGTCAACGAAACGCTGCGCGTCATCCCCGCAAGGGGCACGGCAGGCCCGTACTACCTCAAGGCCGAACTCTCTTCAACCACCCGCAAGGGCAGGTCGCTCAACCTCATCCGCTTTGTCGAGCGCTTCGTCTCGCTGGCTCAGCGCCGTGCCCGCGTGAAGGCCGGGGAGGGTGGAGTGCAGACCCTGCGCAACGGGGCGAAAGTCCAGAAGACCCTGGAGCTTCGCTTCAAGATCAAAAAGACCGGCCCCAAAACCGTGATCAAGGGCGCGTTCATCGGCAACAAGGGGCGCACGGTCTTCATCCGCGAGGGCGACAAGCGCCTGCCGATCAAGGCCCTGCAGACGATCAACGTCCCGCAGATGTTCAACACCCAGCGGATCAATCGGCGGGTCCGTGCCCACATCGATCAGGTGTACCCGAAGAACCTGGCGCACGAGATCAAGTACTACACCGACCGATTCAACCGATCGGGGGCCAGCAAGTGACCCCCCGCCACCACCCCCCTATTGGGTCCTTCCACACCCCCGACTCACGCGGGGCGAAACGAGCGCGAGAAAGCGCTAGCGGGCCGGCTGGGGAAAAGTTGACGCACAGGTTGACACATGGCCAAAAGTGACCCGAACCTGTTGACACAGGCCGAATACGCGCGGTCCAGGAAGGACCGGGGTCTGCCTGGTGGCTCACGAGAGGCGGTGCGCAAGGCTGTGGATGAACAGCGCATCAGCGCGTTCGGTCCGGACAAGCTGATCGACCAGGTGCTCGCTGACTCGCAGTGGGCGCGGAACACGCGGGCCCGTGTGGGTTCGACCGATGGAAGTGGACACGTATCCGATGCCGGTCAAGACCTGTTGAGCGGCGCAGGCGAGGGCGCCCAGGTGCCCGCAGTGGCGGCTGTGCCTACCGCAGTGGCCGGTCCGGCGCCTGACGGCTACACCGCCGCGCGTGTTCGAACCGAGATGGCCAACGCCCAGCTGGCCGAGCTGGAGCTGGCCCGCAAGCGCGGGGAGGTGCGCGACAAGGCCGACATCGACCGGGGCGGCTTCGACATTGCCCGCGAGGTGCGCGACGCCATGGACTCGTCGGTCAACACCCTGGCCGCCGAGCTGGCCGGCCTGGACAACGCCGACGCCTGCGCCAGGGTGCTGCGCCAGCACAACCGCACCATCCAGCTGCTGCTGGCCCAGCGCCTGCGCGAGAAGCTGGCAGTGAAGGTGGAGGCCGCTTGAACGACCTGCACGACGGCTACTACCTGCTGCTGGACGCTTTCGCTCGTGGCATCGAGCCGAACAGCAGCAAGCCGGTGGACGTCTGGGCCGACGACAACATGCAGGTGCCCAAAGAGACCGGCGCCAGCGAGCCCGGCCCCTACAAGACCTCTCGCACCCCGCACGCCCGCGCCGTCATGCGCGCCCTCAGTGCCGACCACCCCTGCAAGCGAGTGGTGGCGAAGGTGGCCTCGCAGATGTTCAAGAGCCAGGTGGGCCTGAACTTCCTTGGCGAGACGGTGCACCAGCGCCCGCGCAACTTCATCTGGGTGGTTCCCACCGGCAAGCTGCACAAGCGCGCGGCCGCCCGTATCGACAAGGTGGTGGCCGCCACCAAGGTGCTGCGCGAGCGCTTCGCGCCCCCGGCTTCGCGCGTCTCGACCAACAACAACGACATCAAGGCCTACCCGGGCGGCGCGCTCTACATCGCCACCGCCGGCGCAGCGGCCAACCTCTCCGAACTCTCGGCCACCTACGGCGTGTTCGACGAGATCGACCGCACCCGCGAGAACGTGGGCGGCGAAGGCTCGCCCGAGAAGCTGCTGGAAGCGCGGATGACCAGCCACCAGCAGGACCGCAAGACCTACTACCCCAGCTCGCCCACCATCGAGGGCGAGAGCCCGATCCAGGACCTCTTCGACCTCGGCACCCAGCACGTCGCCCTGGCCGAGTGCATCCACTGCGGACACGCCATGCCGCTGGACTTCTTCGACGCCAACGGCGACCCGATGCTGGTGCCCAGCGACGACGGCAAACAGGCCTACTACCCCTGCCCCGAATGCGGCGGCCTGCACGCCGAAGGCGACAAGACCCGCATGTTCGCCCGCGGCCTGTGGAGCGAGGGCGTGCCCGGCGATGGCGAGACGGAGAGCTTCGAGGCCTCGGCCATGTTCCTGCCCTACGGCTGGTTGCCCTGGGTCGGCCTGCTCAAGGAATACCGCGCCGCCAAGGCCAAGCTCGACGAAGGCGACGACACCGACATGGTCACTTTCTACAACACGCGCCTGGCCAAGGTCTGGGCGCGCAGCAAAGAGACCACCCGGTACGAAGGCCTCATGGCCCGCGCCGAGCCGTACCGACTCACCACCGTACCGGCCGGTGGCATCGTGCTCACCGCCGCCATCGATGTGCAGGCCTACCGCCTGGAACTGCAGGTGATGGCCTGGGGCGAAGGCATGGAAGGCTGGGTCGTGGACTACCAGATCATCCACGGCGACCCCGCCACCAAAGCCACCTGGGACAAGGCCGACGAACTTCTCAAGGGCCGGTACCGCCACGCCAGCGGCTGCAGGCTCAGCATCAGTGCCGCTTTCGTCGACTCCGGCGGCCACCACACGCAAGAGGTCTACAAC